CGCGGGGACCAGGCGCTGCCAGAGGGCGAGTTGGGGCAGCGTCAGTCCCAGCGCCCAGCGCAGCGGTTCGCCGTAGAACCGGGCCACGGCCGCACAGCAGACAGGCAGATCATCCGAGGCGACAAGCTGCTCCAGGGCAGGCACCCCAGGCGACCGCAGGCATCGAGGCAGCCGCGCGACCGAAAACGCTATCAGGCAGCTTGGGATGTGGTAGCCGCCGGGCTCTCGTCGGTGCGCGGCTTGGGGGCCAAAGGGCCCGGCAACGGCGCACCGGAGAACGACTCAAAATAGTTGCTCATCTGCTCGATCTGCCAGGACGGCACACTCAGCAGCGCCTCATAGGGGATGGTTTCGGCACTGATGGCCGAGACCATCCGCAAGGCGATCGCCATACCGGACTGGCCGGGAATCGCGGTCGCGTTGATGATGTCGCCGGCGGTCGGCGCCCGCAGGGTGATCTTGGTGTAGGTCGTGCCGCCGTAAGGAATCGGCTTGACGAGGGTCCAGGTCACGGGCTCGGGCGGGAATGTCCATTCGGCCATGTTACGGTCCCTGTTCCAAAACCGAGCCGAAGATGCCCTCGAACTTGAAGTCAAACGTGGCGTCCATCCCGGCGACTTCGGTCTCGCCCGTGTTCCACAGTCCAGACCCGACGATCCGCTTGCCGTTCGCCAACTGGAAGACGATCGTTGCGTTCGTCATCAGATTGAACGAGGTGACTTTGACCGTCGAGGCATCGCGGAACTTGCCGGCCACATAAGGCGATTTCGGCATTTCGCTGTAGCCGTCGACGCCCGACATGCTGATCAGCGTTTCGCGTTTGTAAATGCCCGGGGACCAGGCGAACTCCGTGACGTTGTAAACCGTGCCGTTGATCGAGGCGACGGTGATACCGGCAAGCCGCCGGTTGACGGGCGTCGTGGGCGTGGTTGTGCCGCTCATGGTGGCCTCCGGTTAGGTGGATTGCTGGAAGGCGATGAGCGCCGCGACCTGGATGACCTGATCCGAGAAATCAATCGGCAGGAATAACAATATCTGGCCGCCCGTCCCCTTCTGCGCGTAGCCGTTCGCCGCGAAGGTGGCCGGGTCCTGCACCAGGTACTGCGTTGCCAGGTAGGCATACATGCCGCACACGCCCTGGAAGACCAGCGACGGGGTGGTGGCGGGCGAACCGGCCGCGATGACCGCGCCGTCATCCACCAGGGTCTTGTTCTGATACTGGGAGAGAACATTCCCGATCAGGAAACGCGCCGCCGCCATCGCCTGAAAGAGCAGGTTGGTGTTGAGGTAGCTATCGTCGGGCTGGCCTGCCGCATTCGCCTGATAGGTGGTGATCGAGCGGCCGATCCGGGACTGACCGAAGGCGTCGACGGTGAACGTGCTGATCCCGTCGTAGAGCATCAGGTTCATTTCGGCCGGCGTGTCCTGGCTGGCGATCGGCGGCGCCAGCAGGCCGAGCGGCTGGCCGACCACGCCGACCGCCGGGTTGACGCGATAGACCGCGGCGTGCGCACCGGCCCAGTCCGCCGCTTCCAGCCATTCCGGGGTGGGACTGTCGTAGTATCCGAGCACCGTTTCGTGCTGGTTGTTGTTCGCGGCGCCGAATGTGTTGCGCGTCCCGATGGTCCCGCGATAGGCGTAGAAGGCGTGCCCGTAGAGCGCTTCGATCGCACTCCAGCGGCCGGACTGGTCGGACAGCAGGGCGGTGATCGCCGCCATGGTCGTGCTGTCGGTGTAAGGAACGGCGATAAAGTCGAAGGTGTTGGTGCCGAGATTGGCAAGCGCGGTGGTCAGCACCGGGTTAAGCAGGCCACCGGCGAACGGGGTGATCGTGACGCCGACACCGGGCGGCAGGACTTCGCCGTTGCGCACCGCCAGGTAGTTGACCCGCAGATCGATGTCATTCTGCGCGGCGCCCTTATGCAGCGCGGTCAGCGTCAGCGTGCCGGATGCGGCGGCCCCGCTGCACGGCAGGTTGGCCGTCGTTGCCAGGTCGGCCAGCGCGTTCGCGGCCATGACCGTCGCGGTGTCGCCCGCGCTGACCGGAACGGCCACCAGGTTGCCGGCGATATAGAGCGACAGCAGCCCGGCGGCGGTCGCCGGCCCGGTGAAGGCATACGAGCCCGAGGCCGCGACGCCGGATGAATTGTCGGCCAGCGGCAGTATCCACACCTCACCGAAGGGGTCCTGCACCCGATAGGCCGCATACATGAGCGCCAGCATCGAGTTCAGGCCGCAGAGCGTGATCACCTGCGCGGCCGAGTAGGCCAGGATGGGTTGGTTGAGCACTGCCGAACCGCTGGACAGAACCTGACCGATCAGGAGCGCCCGCTGCTTCGGGACGGCGGTGTTCGCCTGGCCGGGCGCGAACTCGGGATAGAACCCGGGAACGCGCCAGGTCGCGGCGGGAAAGTACTTGAACGCAATCGTTGTGCTGCCTGACATGGCCTACGCCTTTCCCGGAGCGGGTTGGACGGCCGTTTCTTGGCCGACCTCGGCCTTGATCTCTTCGACGTCGCCCTGGTTGATCCGCCGGCGCCAGTAGAGATCTGTGGCCGAGACATCGATGCCGTCCGGCGGCAGCGGTCGCTTGGTGCCGGGGATCAGCACGCGCAAGCCCTCTTTGGGTTTGACGATCATTGGGATTGAAACCTTTTCGGGTTACGACGTCACGTTGGTGAAGTTGCCGACAAAGCCTGCGACCGGGGGACCGATCGGGCCGTATTCCTGGTAGACGACCATATCGAAGGTCATCATCAGCTCGCCCACGTGCTGCTTGGCCTCGGAACTGAGCGCGGTCGTCGCCTCAACGGTAACGAACTGCTCGACCGCATGATTTAAGGTCGGATTCAAGCAGAAAGCGTCGGTGATCTGCTCTTGCAGCACCTCCATCGCAGCACCCGCCAGGGCGGGCATTGCCGCGACGACACGGGCGACAACCACCAGCGAAATGGTGCTTTTGAACTGATAGCTGCCAGGAAATTGCGAGATTTTCCGCTCGCGGGGCGTCGAAACGAGCATCATCGGAAACAGTTTCGGGTCGGTCGGCCAATCGGCCCACGCGAAGACACTATTCGCAGCCGCGGTCTGCGCCGCGATCAGTGCGGAGATCGCCATCTGCCGCAGTTGAGCCCGCGAGATGCCATCGACCAGCATCAGCCGGTGCCGTCGTCCAGTTCATTGAGCAGGAGCCGCGCCCAGCCATGCCCGTCAGGGCGCACCTCTTTGACGATGTAGAGGGCACCGCGCACCACGAGCGTATCACTCTGCGCCGGATCATTGCCGGGGGGAAACTGCGAAAGCTGCACGCCGAGCACCGGACGTTCCGCAGTGATCGCGCTTCCCAGCATCTCATCGGAGAACGAGTGGCTGTCTCGGGCGGCGATCACCACCAGCTCTTTGTAAGCCTCGTCGAACACCCCGACGATCGGGAAGGTCAACGCAGGCGTTGTATAGGTGACCGGCACGCCAAAGCAGGCGACGGTCGGCCCGATCAGCAGCGTGTCCCAGTCAACGGCCATTACTGTGGCCTCACGATGCCATTTGTCCCGCCGGTGAACATCGGACCGATGCCGGGGACCAGTAGCGGCACGCGCGGGTCGACCAGGAAACCGGTGGCGAGCAGATGCGCATGGTCATCCACCGACAGCTCCAGGACAGTGCCGGGGCCGTGCGAACGCCCCGCGAGCTCTACCGTTCGACCACGCGCCACCGTGGCCGTCATCATCTCCGGGGACGGTTCCGGCGGGATCGGGGCCGCTGGTGCCGCCTCGCCGGACAAGCCGGGTTCCGGCGGGATCGGGGCCGCTGGTGCCGCCTTGGCTGCCGCGGCCATCAGTTGATCGTCCCGGCGCACACGGTCGCCGCCAGCGCGGCATTGACACGGGACGGGACTACGACCGGGCTGCTTTGCATCAGCAGGAACCGCTGCGCCGGGTCCTGCTCGATCCAGGTTTTGGGTGCGTAGGGCAGCGCTTCGTAGTTGAAAGCCGGGTCGAGGATCTGGCCGAACGCCCGCGTGCCGAGCAGGTCAGGGCCCGACATGACGACGGTCCCGTCCACGATCATCGGCTGCAGAACATTGTCCTCGTCGACAAACCAGTCGTTGTAGAGCCACAGGTCATACTGGCCCCATTTGCCCTTGTAGGCCGCGCCGGGCTTGATCATCGGACCTACGTTCATCCGGTTTCCGAAGTCGCCCAGCTTGGGATAGTAAACCGCACCCTGCACGCCCTCGGCGTTGAGGAATTTCAGCCAGGGCGTCGTGGTGAACAGGATGTCGGTGGCGTTCGCACCCGACAGTTTCAGGATGGTATGCTGCCAAGTCTCGATCGACGTGACCGGGACCAGGTCGCGTCCATCGGCGTTGAAGCCAGGCGCGTAGCCCCATGATCCAACGCCGGTGCCGAGGCCAATGGTCAGCAGCGGGGAGCGGCCGAAGTCGATGAGCTGGGTCGGAAAGCCCTCGCCCGCCACGGTCACGGTTCCGGTCGTGAGGACCTGGGCGGCCATCCATTCGAGCCGGCGGGTCAGCATGTCGATCTGATCCGTCATCTCAAATTCGAGGTTCGCCATCTCACGCTCAGCA